CAGTAACAGAAAAAGAAATAGGTGGTATACCTAATTCAAGTGAAGATATAAAACAAGCTCACGCCGCAGCAATTGAATCTTATATAGAAAATTCTATAGGATTTAACGGGGATAGTTATGGAGATTTATATTTTCAAAGAACATTAGAAGATTGGGCTGCTTTTGACATTAATAATAGAACAAGTCATGATGCTTCTATAAGTTCGGGTCTTGCTATAATGGCTTGTAACAAAAATAGATACGCGCCAGTTAGTAGAAGAAAAAGAAAACCAATTGATTTAGGTATAAAAAAATATGATAATAAAGGAACATTATCAAAAATAATTAAATAAATGAATACATACGCAAATCCAAATAGCGCTTTTCCAAGCCAGACTGTACCAGATGCTGAGAAAGCTTCCATAGACTATGGTAGAAGAGTAGCTCAAGCTATTGAAAGTGAATGGTGGAGACAAGGTGGTAATGGTACTAGATTTGCTACTTCATATAATAGATTTCATACCTTAAGATTATATGCTAGAGGAGAACAACCAGTTCAAAAATATAAAGACGAGTTAGCTATTAATGGTGATATGTCTTATATGAATTTAGATTGGAAACCTGTTCCAGTTATATCTAAATTTGTAGATATAGTGGCTAATGGAATGAATAATAAATCGTATGAAATAAAAGCTTATGCTCAAGATCCTGTATCACTAAAGAAAAGAACAGATTACGCTACTTCTATTTTACAAGACATGGCTGCTAAACCTTATCTACAAAATCTACAACAAGGTTTAGGAGTAAACGAGTTTCAAACAGATCAAGAAAATCTTCCTGAATCACCTGAAGAATTAGATTTACATATGCAACTTTCGTATAAAGAATCTGTTGAAATAGCTGAAGAAGAAGTTATAGAAAATACTTTAGCTAAAAATAGATTTGACAATGTAAAAAAGAGATTTAACTATGATCTTGTTACTTTAGGAATTGGTTGTGCTAAAACTAGTTGGAATCCAGCAAATGGTGTAACAGTAGATTATGTTGATCCAGCTAATTTAATATATTCTTATACAGAAGATCCACATTTTGAAGACATATATTATGTAGGAGAAGTAAAGCCTTTAACTATTCCTGAAATAGCTAAACAGTTTCCTCATTTAACTGAAGATCAGTTAACTAAAATACAACAAACAAAAGCATATACAAGTCAAAATTTATATGGTTGGCAAACTTATGATCAAAATACTGTGCAAGTTTTGTTTTTTGAATATAAAACATATAACACCCAAGTATTTAAGATTAAAGAAAACGATAATGGATTAGAAAAAACAATAGAAAAAACTGATACTTTTAATCCTCCTGCTAATGATAAGTTCAAAAGAATAGAAAGAAAAATAGAAGTATTATATAAAGGTGTAAAAGTAATTGGAAACAATGAATTAATTCAATGGGAATTAGCTAAGAATATGACTCGTCCTATGGCTGATACAACTAGAGTTGAAATGAGTTACACCATTTGTGCTCCTAGATTATACAAAGGACGTATTGATTCTATTGTAAGTAGAATTACTGGTTTTGCTGATATGATACAGCTAACGCATTTAAAACTACAACAAGTTATTTCTCGTACAGTACCTGATGGTGTGTTTTTAGATATGGACGGACTTGCTGAGGTTGATCTTGGTAATGGTACAAATTATAATCCAGCTGAAGCATTGAATATGTATTTCCAAACTGGTTCGATAGTTGGTAGATCATTAACTCAAGAGGGAGACATGAATCCAGGTAAAGTTCCTATTCAAGAATTACAAACCTCAAGTGGTCAAGGTAAAATAGCTAGTTTAATTCAAACTTATCAATATTATTTACAAATGATAAGAGATTGTACTGGGTTAAATGAAGCTAGAGATGGTAGTATGCCAGAAAAAGACACTCTAATTGGTTTACAAAAAATGGCAGTTAACGCGTCTAATACAGCTACTAGACATGTAATGCAAGCTAGTTTATGGTTAACAGTTAGAACATGTGAAAATATTTCATTAAAGGTTGCTGATTCATTAAAAAATCCGCTTACTTTAAACTCTTTGAAAAGCTCTATATCTACTTACAATGTAGGTACTTTAGCGGAGATACAAAATTTACCTCTTCATGATTTTGGTATTTACTTAGAATTAGAACCTGAAGAAGAAGAAAAAGCTATGTTAGAACAAAACATACAAATGTCTTTACAACAAGGTGGTATAGATTTAGAAGATGCTATTGATATTAGAAGAATTAAAAATCTTAAGCTTGCTAATGATGTTTTAAAACAAAAACGTAAACAAAAACAAAAAATGGCTCAAGAGCAACAAAAACAAGTTGCTCAAGCTCAAGAAATGGCTAAAGCTCAAGCAGCTCAAGCTACTGCTGAAGTTGAAATGCAAAAACAACAAGCTTTAACAGCTGCTAACGTACAGTATGAGCAAGCGAAAAATCAAATGGAAATACAGAAAATTCAAACTCAAGCTCAAATAAAAAGAGAAGAAATGGAAATTAAGCACATGTATGATCTTGAATTGAAAAGAATGGAAGTAGAAGCTATGACTACTAAAGAAAATATGATCGAAGATCGTAAAGATAAAAGAACAAAAATGGAAGGCACTCAACAAAGTAAAATGATTGAGCAAAGAAAAATGAATTTAATGCCTACAGATTTTGAACAATCAACACCCGAAGTATAATTCGGATTTTAACTAATTTTATATTATTATATTATGTCAGAAACAAAAGAAACAAAAAAACCTGAGGTGACTCAAGAAGTCAAATCAGAAGGTGGAGATATGAAAATGAAATCAAAACCTAAAATGAAAAAATATAACGCTACTAAAGAAGAACCTGTTAAAGTTGATCTTACTAAAGATCCTAATGTAAAAGCAGAAGAACCTGTAAAAGTAGATTTAACTAAAAAACAAGAAGACGATGCCATTCAAATCGGAGAAACAAAGGAGGTTCCTGTGGAAGAACCATCCGGAGATAGCGCAGAGATGGGAGAATCTGTACAAAAGTCCAGTGAGACTACTGAAGGGATTTCTCCAATCCAAGAAGTAACAGAAGAAGAAGTTAAAAAAGAAAAAGTAATAGAACAACCAGAATTACAACCTATTAAAAAAGTTGTATTACCAGACAATGTGGAAAAACTAGTAAAGTTTATGGAAGAAACTGGTGGTGATATTCAAGATTATGTTAGATTAAATGCAGATTATTCTAATGTAAATGAAGATGTTTTATTAAAAGAATATTATAAAAATACTAAACCACATCTTACTGATGATGAAGTTTCTTTTATCATGGAAGATCAGTTTACGTATGACACAGATACTGATGAAGAGCGAGACATCAGAAAAATAAAACTCGCTAAAAAAGAAGCAGTTGCAGAAGCACGTAACCATTTAGAAAGCTTAAAGCAAAAATATTACGACGAAATCAAGTTGAGGCCCGGCGTAACGCAAGAGCAGCAAAAGGCTATGGAATTCTTCAACCGCTATAACAATGAACAAGAAATAGCTGAGCAAAAGCATAAAAAATTCATTGACAACACTAACCAGATGTTCTCTGATGATTTCAAAGGTTTTGATTTCGAAGTTGGAGAAAAGAAATTTAGATATGGTGTCAAAGATCCCAATGCAGTTGCTGAGAATCAATCTAATCTAAACAACTTCGTCGAGAAGTTCTTAGACAAAGAAGGAAATGTTAAAGATACGAGAGGTTATCACAAAGCTATGTATGCTGCACAGAATATAGACAGAATTGTTAATCATTTCTATGAGCAAGGGAAATCAGATGGAATTAAAAATGTAGTTGAAGGATCTAAAAACCCATCAACTGAAGCTAGACAAGCGTCTGGTGATATTTTCATAGGAGGTCTTAAGGTCAAAGCTATAGACGGTGTAGATAGTTCGAAACTTAGAATTAAACGAAGTAAATTTAACAATTAAAAACAATTATTATGGGTGTATTAAGTCCTCAATTTGGAAGTTTACTACCTTCGTTAACCACTCAAGCTTTAACTACTAATTATTTAAACTTTAACAGTGGTGGAGGAAACGACTTCGCACAACAATATCTACCAGAAATTTATGAAGCAGAGGTAGAGCGTTATGGAAACAGAACGTTAGGTGGCTTCTTAAGAATGGTTGGCGCTGAAATGCCAATGATGTCTGATCAAGTAGTTTGGTCTGAGCAAAACAGATTACACATCTCTTACGATGGTGTAGCTTGTTCTGCTGTAGGTGCAAACGGTGGTAATAGACTTACTATCGCTGCTGGCCAAGTG